GATACTGACCCAGTATCTGTTCTTGAGGAACAACTGCGTATTCTCAAGGTGAAAGAGCTCCGTATCGCCAGACGTATGAAGGAAGCCATGCTTGCTGAGCAGGACGCCGGGAAAGATGACGGGACGGGCAAGAAAAAGCCTTCCGTGGTGACACTGACTGTCGCCACGACGCAGACAGAGAATTTTGCTGGGGAAAAAAGCAAGACCGTGGCCAGCACGGCGGAGACGTTCGCCCAGAACTATTTGCGGCTTGAGCAGGCTCACACGACAGCTCTGGCGCAGATCAGCAGGACGGCAGGCTTGCTGGCTGACTTGAAGGGCGAGAAAGAAGGCGTGCCCAATGATCCGCCTGTCATCAATGTGCGTGTGGTCAATGGGCGAAGGGGAAAGAATGCGGAAAGAGCTGAACCCGATCCTGAATGAGCCGCAGGCAGCTTTCCTTTCCTTGCCGCAGAAATTCCGGGCCTATGTCGCTGGTTTTGGGGCGGGCAAGACTTGGGCCGGCTGTGCTTCTCTTGGGCGTCATTTTTGCGAGTGGCCGGGTATCAATGCCGGGTACTTCGCGCCGACGTATCCGCAGATCAGGGACATCTTCTATCCAACTGTGGCCGAGTGCTTCGAGCAATGGGGGCTGGACGTTGAGGTGAAGCAGTCGGCGCACGAGGTCTTTGTCTACAGCGGCAGAACCCTGCGCGGTGTCATCAAATGCCGTTCAATGGACAAGCCGGAAAGCATCATCGGCTTCAAGATCGGGCACGCCCTCGTTGACGAGATCGACGTGATGCCGGTGGACAAGGCGACGGTTGCGTGGCGGAAGATACTCGCCCGCATGCGCTACAACGTCAAAGGGCTGCGTAACGGTATTGACGTGACCACCACGCCGGAGGGGTTCAAGTTCGTCTACCAGCAGTTCGAGAAGGGGCCGCGGGAAAACCCGGAGTTGAGAAAATTGTACGGCATTATCAAGGCCAGCACCTACGAAAACGAGGTCAGCCTGCCGCCAGACTACATCCCATCGCTGCTGGAATCCTACCCGGCGCAGCTCATTGACGCCTATATCAACGGCGAGTTCGTCAACCTTAATTCCGGTACGATCTATTGCAGCTTCAAGCGGGAGTACAACTCGACGGACGAGACGAACCGGCCGGGGGAACCGTTGTTCATCGGTATGGACTTCAACGTGGGGCGCATGGCGGCTGTTGTGCATGTGCGTCGCGACGGCCTGCCCTGCGCCGTGGATGAGTTCGTCAACGGGTACGACACGCCTGACATGATCCGGCGTATCAAGGAACGCTACTGGCGATATGATGGCGTTCGCTATGTCCCGACGTGCCAGATTCGCATTTACCCGGACGCTTCTGGTGATTCACGCCGGTCTGTCAATGCCAGCCAGACGGACATTGCCCTGTTGCGTGAGGCTGGTTTTTCCGTGAGCGTCAACGCCGCGAATCCACCGGTCAAAGACCGCATAAACGCCATGAACGCCATGTTTTGCAATGCCGTTGGGGAACGGCGCTACCGGGTCAACCCTGACAAGTGCCCGTCGTATGTCGAGGCCCTTGAGCAGCAGCCTTGGGCGAAGAACGGCGAACCGGACAAAACAACGGGGCACGATCATATCAACGATGCCGCCGGGTACTTCATCGCGAAGGAATTTCCGGTGGTCAGGAATCATATCCGCTTCGGATTCTAGAGGGAGGCATCATCATGCCAGATTATACACAAAAGCACGTCCTGTATGACGCCATGCGGGGCAAACGCGCCCTGGCGCTGGATTTGTACAACGGCGGGCGGCGCGTTGAAAGCAATGGCAAGCTGTTGATTCGGCATCCCTTTGAAACCGACGCGCAATACAAAATCCGCCTTGAACGCGCTACATATCGCAACTTTGCGGCACCTATTGTGGACGTGTACGCATCCTTTGTCTGCGAGGGGCGCGAGGCCCGCACATTGCCAGCGGCGCTTGAAGCTATTGAGGCGGCCAACGGCGGCGTGGACCGTATTGGCGGCAATGCCACAACGTTTTTTGACAATGCCGTGCGCATGGCGGCGGCGGGCGGCGCGCGTTTTGTCCTGGTGGAGATGGAGGGGCGGAAGGGAGTCACCATCAGCGACGACAGGCGGGCCGGGCGCAGGCTGGTTCCGTACTTTGTGGACATCGACCCGGACGATGTGTGGGACTGGTCCGTGGACGGGAACGGCCTGGCCTGGGTGGTCATTCACTCCATTGAGCCGGTGTCCGCCCGGCCCTTCGAATCCCAGAAGGTGGTTGATGTGCTGACGGTCTGGACGCGCGCCACATGGCAACGGTTCCGGGGCGCGGAACGTTTGCTGACGGAGACGGGCGCTGTGCTGGCCGACATCTACGCTACGGGTATGGCTCCGGAAGGGGAGCCCGTGCCCCATCAGTGCGGGGCGGTGCCGCTGGTTCCCTTTCTGTTTGAGCCCACTTCCCCAATGACCGGAAACCCGGCCACAGATGACGTGCTTTCGCTCGTTCTGGGCGTCTACAGGCGCTATTCCGAGCTCGACAAGATGCTGTTCGACTGCGCCGTGCCGCTGCTGGTGGTCAACGGCCTTGATACGGAGCAGGGCGAAAGGTTCGTGCGCGCCAGCAGCAACATGCTGGTATCGTCGGAGACTGACGGCATCACGGCCACGTATGCGGAACCTTCAGGGGGGGCGTTCAGTGCCCACGCGGCTTTGCTGGCCTCGGACATATCACAGATCCGCGAGATAGCTATGCGCATGGTGCGGATTGACAGCGCGGTCGGTCAGAGTGCTGAAGCCAAGCGGCTGGACAACCGGCAACTGGACACGCAACTTGCGTTGTTTGCCCGGCGATGCGCGGCGGCTGAAAAACGATGCTGGCAACTGGCGGCGGCATGGCTGGGCCTGAGTGTGGCCGATGACGAAATCCGGACGCCGTACAGGGAGGAATACAGCGGAAACGGCACCAATATTCTGGACAAGGCTTTTGTGCTGGAACTGGCGCGGCTGAACATGATATCGAAGGCCACGGCCCTGGAACAGCTGCGGCGTATTGGAACTCTGCCGGAAGGCTTCGATGCGGAGCTCTTTCACCTTGAGAATACGCAGTTGTTCCTCAAGAACAGATACTGGGTCAGTATCTACAGAATCAGCATACTCTACTTCATCCGCAAACATCGTTTCACGGGTTATTTTTTCATATGCCCCATGCTTCAACGCATTTTTGCTACCTTTTGGAGCTCCGTTAGAAGCTCCACCGTGCCATTTACATACAGTCTTACCGGGGAGACAAAAGCGTTTACACCGTTCACCTGTTCGCTTGGATGTTGCTGTACACTGTCCCATATTTCACCTTTACTACTGAAATAATATTTGATATTATATATCTTGGAGGTGGAAAATGAAAGCAATATCAATCAAGCAGCCGTGGGCTTCGCTCGTCGCGGCCGGCGTGAAAACAATTGAGTGCCGGACGTGGAAGACGAAATACCGTGGTCCTCTGCTGATCTGCGCCAGTAAAGGGGATGTGGAAGTCGGCGAAGAAGGCGATACCCTTGTTGTCCCTGGAGGCCTTGCGCTTGGCGTTGTCGAACTCGTCGACATTCTCCCCATGACAAAGGCCGATCTTGAGCCTGCATGCCTTCCCGAAGCATGGTATGAAGATGCGCTCAAAGGTTTCGCATGGCATGTCAAAAAACTTTATGAAATCAAGCCATTCCCCGTAAAAGGGAAGCTCAATCTTTTTACAGTGGACGCCAAGCTGGAGAAATTGCCGCCGGAATTCAAAGACCATTACGAATACCTTGACAGCTTGAAAAAAGCCTAAACGCCCAGCTTCCCAGCCAGGACTCGGCCATTCGCAAAGCTCTCCCATTCCGGGATGCCCAGAGTTTTGAGGATGGCCTTTTTCTGTGCCTCGTTTTCACAGACCACAGTGAAATAGTAGTCAGCCGCCTGTGCCTCCTGCATCTTCGCCATGCTCTCCGCACGGTGCTCTTTGATTTCCCGAAGCGTATTCTTTGTCTCTTCGACCTCCTGAACATCCAACATGAGCTCGTCAAAGCGGGCATCACCGCCGAACAAGACCGAAATATCGCCATCTGGGAAACCGAACTCGTCGGGAGAAATAGCTGCCGAATCTGCCATTTCCGTCAGCTTGTCCAAATCCCATTCACCCTGCATGGAGGGATTGTTGAGCTGGACATTCAGAACACGCTCTTCCCTCTCGTCCACATCAACGACCGCCACTTGCAGATCATAATTTTGTGAACGTTCAAGAGAATCAATGGCCGCAAGCCGCTGATGCCCTGCAACAAGGTTCCCGGTCCGCCTGTTCCAGACAAGCGGCTGGACAAGACCGTGTTTTGCCAGCATCTTGCGCAGGCGCTTGCGGGCATCCTCGGAAATTATGCGCGGGTTGTACTCCGCGCCATGGATGGCATCACGCCTGATCGTGTCCATTTCAAACTTCTGGAACTTGCTCTGCCGTGCCACCATGCCCCCCTTGCATCCTGTGATGAATGATCGACACATCGACCAGCGGAAACCATCGCCGGATACGCGCGTAATCCTGCGGAAAATATTTCTGAATCTGCAACATGTCTTTCCCCATGAATGAGCGGAAAGAGAACCCCAGTTTCGACGATTCGATTCCGACGCGGAGCTTGTACTGCCGGATGTAGGCCTGCACATCCGCCTTGTTCCATTCCGCAATAGGGAAGAAGCGGCCACGCTTCGGATCGATCGTGCCGGAACTCTTTATCATGGCACGCCGCCAAACGCTGTCCGCTATGCGTTCGCCTGCTGCGATCCACCAAATATCGGTATTCTCCCGCATATAGTCGTATGTCTCTTTGACGCTCACAATTGGGCAGTCGAAGTCGCAAGGCCGAAAAAGGCCATATCGGAGCCACTGTGACAGCTCAAAATGCGGTATCCGATGGATGGGTATCCCGTACTTGTCCTCGTAGTAGCGCAGGATGGATTCCTGGAACGACAGCCCGCGCACCTGGTACATAAAAAATCCCTCGACGTGCGCAAAGTGCTTCATGCACACGTCGAGGGTGACGACAGAATCCTTGCCACCTGAAAAGGCGACAAGCACGCTGTCGGTTATGGCCGCCGCAGTCTCGACGGAACGAAAAAGCGGGAGGCCGTTCATACGTTAGCCACCGGAACCGCCATTGGACTTGCGACGGGCACGGTTCCTCATCCCACGACGAATCTGGGAGGTGCGGGCACCACGAGTACGGCCAGCGTTGACACCAGTCGTTCTGTTGATTCTGGCCTGTATGCCAGAAACGTTTGCCATAAGGAGCTCCTACTCATAAGGTTATTTTTCATTGCCTTAGCCAAAAATTCTATTTTTATGCAGCGTTATCCGCTTGCCCGTTTTTTTTCGCCATTTTGTGTTCTTTCCTCGGCAGTGTTTTCGCCAACCAGGACACCAGCCCTCACCGGACATTCAATCTCTTCGTTCCCGCAGGCCACTTTGCAGCCATTCTTGCCCAGATAGGGGTATGACGTGGGGCAATACAAAATTTTTTCCATCCGCGCCGTCGCTCTTTAAAAATCGCTACCCGTAAAAGCCGCGCCTGACACACCAGTTGTGCCCAGAGCTATGATCGTTGCCCATTATTCCCCGTGCATTGTCAGGCCTACCATGCATTGCCGCTCCAGCCATTGGATTCGCGTCTGAGGACTGGCATTTACGCGCCGGTGCGCCTGTTTCCGGTTAAGGCGCGGTGAGAAAAGGTGCCTGTTTTGTCCATTCGGCCAGGGCTTATTGCTCACGCCTGGTCTTCTGGGGGGCCGGGTGTCAGCCCCTGCGGGTATTCATGGCTTGGACTTCCCGGAAATCCCGGGAAAATCCAGGAATCAGAACGCCAGTGCGAGCTGCCCGTCCACAGCGTGCCCTGACGCGGGGCCAGCAGTCCTTGGTTTGCACACCGTGACCCTGCGGAAGTCGCAGGGGGAGACGGGGCGATGCGGCCATGTGAGCCTGTTATTTTCGCCGTCGTAGTACTTCCTCGACACACGCGCCCCGCACTTGCGGCAAAGGTAGTAGCGCACGGTTGCGCCTTCGCGCTCATGCGCCACGACACCGTAGCATGCCAGGCGGTTGCGCGATCCGCAGATGGGGCACGCGGTCTCTATGAGTTTCTGTCCCACAAGCCCCTCCTTCCCTCACATGAAGAATTTTCCGAAAAAGGCCCCGAAGGCACCGGCTCCAAAGGGGACCGGGAAATTTCACATTCCGCCGTTCGGATCATCCAGCCAGCGCAGCTCATACAGACTGCGGGCGTTTTTGGCCTCCTTGAGCTCCTGCCCCAAGCGCAGGCCCGGCACGTCCCTGTCAATGGGAGGCTCAGACTGAAGAGCAGCTGATGCGGGACTGGCTTGCAGCATGCTCATTGACGTCTGCTCCGTGATGTGAGCGCGGACACCTGCTTGTCATGCTCGTCCACGCGCTTTGTGAGTGCGCGCAGCTTGTCGTCCAGAGCGGCGTGCTCCCTCATGTGCGGCTCACGCAGCAGATATTCCCGATTGAGACTGTTTTTCATCT